GACCAGGCCACAAGCCTGCGTGTGTCCCAGCGAAAGACGGGTAATGCCGTCCGTACCACGGTCTCGCTCCAGTCGAGTAAGATCGCGCCTGACCCCCTTACGGCGGTCAACAAGCGCGTCACCTCGACTGTCTCGGTCTCGTGGACGGGTCCTCAGGATGGTCACACTGTGACCGAACTGAAGGATCAGTTCGTTGGCCTTGCCAACGCTCTGACGGCATCCTCGGCCGCCATGACCGTCAAGGTGCTGGGCGGTGAGAAGTGATCGACGTCGGGACTCTCGTCCTCGTCTTCGGCACTCTCCTGACCAGCATCGCGATCAATCTGGCGGTGGCACCCCGTAACCGGGGTCGCCACTGAGGAGTGGGTAGGTAGGCAGGAATCACAACCCTGAAAGGGGGGCGATGAAAAGCCTATTAATCCTCCACACCACCGTGATGCAAGATGCATCGCGGCTCTGCTCCACTGACATCACCCGTGATCTTAAAACGATCACGAAAAGATGGGAAGAAGAGGGTGACAGTTTCCTAACTATCACCCTGCCACAGTTCTCTAAAGCTCTCGAAAGAGGGCTGTCAGAGGGCCGTTGGCCGGCTCAAGACATGCGTCCATCATGGAAGCATGTCCGGGGACTCCCCGCTTTTATGCGAGGTTTTCTCAGCCGTATCTTCGCCGATAATGGTGTCCTTCTCACGTGTCCAGACACTAACTGTGTCTGGGCTGTCCGTCAGGTGTGTAATCTGACAGCCAAGGTTGAGCGCCCGTGCACCCTTGATAGGGAACGCAAGGCGATCGACTCATTCGTGAGGACTGACGGTGAGCTCCTCCACCTCCCTGCAAGGATCGACCCCAAAAGGGCGAAATCCTTCGAGCAGATGGCGGGAGAGCTCTTCGGGCCCATGTTCGCACGACTCGACAGAGTCATTGCTGAGTATGGACTAGTCCCGAAGCACGGGCCTGGAGCTGTTGCTGAGCGCCTTTCACAAGGCGAGAAGCGACAGTACGCCTACTGGCCGGAAGCACTCGAAAGTGTATTCCCGGCCTGGAGGTATTCCAGTAATCTCCCCACATGGGAGAGCGCACGTGCAACCGTACCCATGTCAGAGATGATGCCTGTTAGGGTCATCTCTGTGCCGAAAACCCAGTCAGCGCCTCGTATCATCGCGATCGAGCCGTCCACTGTGCAGTACGCACAGCAGGGGCTCAAGCGTGAGATTTACGAATACGTTGACCGAGGACCCTTAGGAAAGATCCTCGGGTTCACGGACCAGGAGCGGAATCGCGCTCTCGCGCGTTCCGCCTCGGAGGACGGGAGTCTTGCGACTCTCGACCTATCCGAAGCCTCGGACCGTGTCCACTGGTATCTCGTGTACTTAATGACTCGGAGGTGGTCCCACTTGTGGGACTTTCTCTGGGCCACGCGTACGCGGGCGGCCGACGTTCCTGGATATGGGGTTATTCCCCTCCAGAAATTCGCGTCCATGGG